TCTTTCATTCGTTTATTATTTTATAAGCCTCCTCCAGTTGATGTCTGCCATCTAAAGCTATATGAATTATTACTAAGCTATCCCCTACCATTTGCATGTATGGCTCACAAATACAATTAGCTCCTTCGTGCTCGTGAATGTCATTCTCTGGAACTATGTTAAACTCCTCCATCTTCGCCTCATTTTGTAGTCATATACCACTACATTACTCTCTAAGTGTTGTATCTCTCTGTTAAGATACTCCATAGCTTTCTTTAGGTCTTCCAGTTGGTTGTCTTTCCTTCTGGCTCTAGCTACGTACTTAATTATATTGCCTTCGTTAAAGTTTAAGCTGTGACTCTTTACGAAGTCGATCACATCGTTTTTACTGTTGTAGTGCTGAGGTTTCATATATTTTGTCTAGTTTGGTTTCTATCTTAGTTATTCTGTGTATTAGCCCGTTAGAGGTCATGAAGTTGTCTACATCTATATCTAACCCCAGTATATCCTTATACATCATTAAAAGGGGTTTAAAATCGCTGTAAGGCATCCCCAGAGATCTTCTATTGATGTACCTCCTATACCATTCTGTCTGTTCCTTATTCATGCTTATTTCTTTTATTGTGATACTCCTCCTCGAAATCTACATCTCCCAACACTTTGCGAAGTCCATCGTTTATCTGTCTATAAGCGTAAGCGTAGTTTATCATGGGGAAATCTTTCTGTATCTGTCTAAGAGATTTGTCGTAAGACTCTTGTATTAGCTCCTGTTGTCTCCAAGAAAGATCGTAAAAACTATCTAGTATCTTCTGCTCGTAATCGTCAGCCTCGAATACCTCTCCTGTGTTGTGCCCTGCTTCAAAGTCATAATCTACTACTCTCTTTTTATCCTTTACTCTCTTCTTAATAAAGAGGTGATATAAAGTTGTATGTACAAAACCAGATTTAATATATTTCATGTTGTGCTTCTGGTCGTGTTTGTGCAGTAGTAGGTACATGTCCTGTACTAGGTCGTCTGCTAATTCTCTACAGCCGCAGATCTTTAAAGCGAAGGCTCTCCACTTACTGTCATTTTTGGCTAGTTCGTTAAGTATATCCATGTCGTAAATATAACAAATTTATTTAAACTATCAAGGTTTTTGAAAAAAAGTTTTGTATTAAAATCCATTAGATATTAACACTAACTGAAGTTTGTATTTGTCCCTCTCTTCGTCTGTCCATAAGTCCATGACATTCTCTGGAAGCAGACTAGGTTGTAGTATACTAGGCTCTGCAAAGTGACTGCCACTCTCGCTGTAAACGTGGTACATTTCGTGCCATACTATTAACTTAATCATAGAGACAAAGTCATGAGGAGCTTTCGCTGCTACTAATATATAGTAGTACTCTGTGTTTTCTTTACCAGATCCGATAGTTAACCCGTAAGCCTTCACTCTTAGCATGTGATTTGATAGCTGTATACTCCTTAGCTTATTGAACCTCGTTAGGTCTACACCTTTAACGCTTGCAATCTGTTCGAAGTACTCTTGTACATAAGCGTATAAGTCTGGAGACACTTCTATAGTGTGCCCTGTTTTTGGGACTGTTAATGTCTGTCCTACTCCTGTAGCTGTTATCATTATCAATACAGCCGTTACTACTAGATACATTTTTTTCATTGTGTTTATTATTAAATTATTACTATTTGCGCGCATTTTTCTCAGCCTGCGCGCGTTTTACTAAAACCATTTTTTTATGTCGAACTTATCACCACACTCTAAGCACCACCCATTATTGTCCTCTATCTCTTTTCTAGTGGTTAAAACGTCATCGATTACTAAATCTCCGTTATCGTTGTAATGAGTGTCACAACCGCAGCTTGTATCGTCTCCATAGTCAAAATCTAAGTGCCTGTCTAGCATAGCCTCGAAGTGTCTGTCCTCCCTGCTATCTCCGTAACAACCCGCCATCTTAATTGTTACAGAATAATTCTGCAAAATTATTATAGTCGAAACTTCCCTCTGCCAAAATATAGTATATACTCATCGCATCCGAAAGAGTTAAAGTCCCCCATGTGAATTGTCCCTGTAGATCCGCTTTGCGCATATAATTGTCTGGTAGATCTATAATAGCTCTATTGTCGTCTGATAATCTCTCGTAAAGTGTTTTCATTCTGTCCATGATATTTGTTTTAAATTGTTATTAGACTCCAAAGATATATATACATATCGGTTAAAAAAAACTTTTAGACATCTATTTTTTAAAATAATAAAAAAAACCTCCCACGAATTAACGCGAGAGGCTGTAAACACTAGGTTTTAGCTAATTTATTTATATTTCTCCAGATCCATTGCAATTAAAATAGGTTGCTTTCCACCATCCAACACGACTCCGCATCCTATTGCTTCCTTCTTACCTCCTTGCATGTATCCCATCGCGTAAGACTTAGACTCTATACCACAACCCACAGCCATAGCAAATATAGCTCTAGTCTTTCCAAACATATAATCTATATAAAAATCTGTGTGAAAGTGTCCTGTAACTGTAGACACCATATCTCTTTTAGCTGCAGTCCTCGCTTTAGACGATTTGTGTCCATGTACGTACCTAACTCCATCGATATAAGTCTCTGTAACCCATTTCCATTTTGGAGTCCCTAAAACATCGTTAAAGTCTTTTATCCATATAGCAGGAATACTGCTATCAAAAGCCTTCCTCATTATTATAGCGTCGTGATTACCTATACAGATCTCTGCTTCTGGAAAAGCTCTGTACCATTCTTTTGCTTTCTCTATACACAATCTTAACTCTTCGCCTCCTCCCATTGCATCGGGGTCTGTAGCATGAAAACTGCTATAATGTGAATCTATAATGTCCCCAATAAATACAGCTCTATTACATTTAAACTTTTTGTATGTGTCCTTACAAAATTTTAAATACCCTTTTTTCTCAAAAGGAAGATGTATATCTGCTATAACTAAGACTCTGCTCTTTGCTGTTTTGTAATAGGCTTTCATTTTGTGAGATAGTCCTCTCCTTAAAGCCTCTACATTAGTGTCTAGTTTGTACTTTTTAATGAGTAGTTCTGCGATTGCAGTCTTATTCATTTTTTCATTCTCAAACAGGTTAATAGCCTCTTCGAGATAATCTGTGTAATCTATCATAATTTAGTTTATTTTTTACAAAGATATAAAAAAAAACGACTATTTTCTCATTTTCTGTATTTTTTCTAAACTACGACCACCGAAATAAGCTCCATATACCAACCACAGTAGGGAAGACAGGAGAGAAATCCAATCGCTTTTTACTTTAAAATCATCTACAGAAGAGTCTACAACTATAAAAATAAACATTGAAACAGTTAAAAATATCATCACCCAAGGGCGGACGTTCTTAGAAAGTTTGTTGTCGCTGTGAAGATCTGCCTCCCATCGTTTTGTCACCTCCTGCATGTCTACCATGTCCATTTTAAGCATAGCCAAGGCTATATCTTTATCTTTCTGCGCTATACTGTCGCTTCCTTCTATTTTGTCTGCTAATCTGCTTAGAGCTTCTATTCCTGTAATACTTCCCGCTAAGTCTAAAACCTCTGGAGCGACTCCTACGACACCTCTCAGAAAGTCCCCCACTCTGGTTGTTCCGTTTTTTTTCTTATAATCTCCCATTATTGTCTCTTAAAAAATCTTAGTTTTATCACTTCTCTATTTCCAGAGCCTCCTGTACCTAGCATAAAATTAACGCATATACCAGAAAACAACTCTTTCGTAAAGCTATACCTAAAGTATTTTTTCCCGTCTACCTCCCATGTTACGTGCTGCGTTCCAAAATAGCTCTTATTTCTCCATTTCCAAGGACTAGCTCCTCCTGTACTTGTTATAATATTTGCATTTGATTTGTCTCCGTCTTTCGGTGACGATCCTATAATGTAATTCCAGACTCCATTTCTTATAACCGCCCACCTAAAAGACAGTATAAACTTATTTAGTTTGCTGAGTTTCTTAAATCTATTATAATCTGGCTCTCCGTTCTCATCTCTTAGCAACTCATAAACCCCATACATAGAATTTAAATAATTGCGCTCATCACTTCCAAAACCAGACTCGTATGTGTCAGCGTACCAAAAATACCAAGGTTTACTATCTTTGCTGTCGTGTCTTATATTCCATAGGTATCTCCTTTTAGGATAAACAAAAAAAGGATAAACAAAAATACCAGATATCAAGATCATTCCTAACACCTTTAACTGTCCTAATAAAAATTTAATATATATCATTTATGAAAAATAAAGTTCTGCCTCCTCGGCTCTTCTTTTTACTAAACCTCTTAAAGTTCGTCCTCCTGCTTTTACCCATCTATTAAATTGGTATGTAATATTATCATCACATGGATTAGCATTCACTTTTTTAAGTAGTGTACTGCTTTTTAACGCTCCATTTCCTAAGTTATAAGCAAACGATACAAGGGCATCAAACTGATTTTGATTTATGTCTGATACTGCGTATCTATTAACTGCGCTCTCGTAGCTCCCTAGCATATCTCCTAGCAACTCCTCTGCTCTATCTTCTGAGATAGGGCTATCTGATAGCCTCACTCTGTCCCCGCTAGGGTAGTATGTAGCACCATAACCGATAGTAGGTACTCCTGCAGGACAATTGTATGGTTTAGCCTCGAAGCCTTCGTACTTTTTTATTAACTCTATTCCTTTTTTTCCTGTTTTCATATTTTATTTTCTTGGTAGTTAAGCCCTGCGAAAGAGTGCGCCCCCTCTCCCTCTACGTCTACGCTATACTTCGCCCATCCATAAGGGTGCTCTGTTAAGTCTTCCCATCCTGCGTCTACGCTATACTTGTTAGATAGTACAGGAGCTTTTATCTCTTCGCCTTCCTCATTGTACTCTCCGTTCTCCAATGCTATAAACCCTATTTTTACTATTGCATGGTTATGCGAAGGATACTCGATCCCGTCTTCGTTTAATTCAACTCCTAAAGCCTTTATTTTTTCCTCTGCTTGTTGTTTGCTATTAAAAGCGTATTTCCCTAGTCTCATAATTTTTTTATATTATATATGGTAAGTCAATTTGCGCTTCTGCTATTGATTTGTAGACCCTTAGTTCTTTTGTTTTTCCGTAGAAAGGTTGTGTATTACCCCCTCTACTAAGTTTCAAATTATTTAAAATATTTGCACTCAAAGTATCGGTTAAAACATTTTGAGCAACTAGACCTTCATTGATGTAACCATATAAATTCTCATCATCCCAAGCCAAGGCAAAAGAATTAATCTCTAAAACACTAACATTATTTACAAATAACACTCCAATTACTACGTTGTTTTTTGTGTACGTAAATCGAATTTGATTTGAAACATTACTGTATCTTAAAAATATTTCATTACTTACTGTCCCGTCTGACAAAGAAATAGCCCTATCCGATACCCCATCAATATTGGTTAACGCTGCACCTTCAAAATACAAAACTCCTTGCTCTGAATTTATAGTATCGGTACTACCCGCATTTTGAATTTTGTCTTGGAACCTAGTGACTGTACTTCCATTAGTGTACATGTACGAAGTGGCAAATGGTTGTTGTTCAAATTGTGCGCCCCATATATATGTGAACCTAACACCATCTCCGTCGAAACTTCCCGTATCGGGTAAATCGCTCATTGAAAATGATATAAATAATTGCCCTACAGTATTCATAACGCTAGGGTCAAATGTAGCCTCTATCTCAAACCATCCTTCTTTTAGCTTTGTAAATTTAGCCGATATTGCGACACCTATAAGGTTTATTGTTTCCGTTTCAAAGTCAAAAACAGCAATCGCATTTGGTGAGTTTCTCAATCTAAGATAAAAATACCTATACCCGCCATACTTTGCGTAAACCGATTGCGTGTGTAATTCGGTAAGTGACGCAAAAGACTTTCCGAGACTTCTATTGCCACCAGTACCATTGTTGGGAATTAATTTGTAAGCCCCTAATTCTCCTTTTGGATTTGTAACACTATCAAATAAAACAGTTGACGATGTTTTACCCCAATACCCTTGACTAAAATCTTCGCTGTATGTAAGTAAGTTCGTGCTTTGCGGTTGCGTTAACAACAAAGGTTCTCCTGTGCTATAATCTATGCAGGGCACGTTTATGCCGATTTCTTCTAACAGTCCGCTAGGTGCTATCCTTGTGACTGTACTATTCCTTATAACATCGAAATCTTCTGAAGGATTAAAAGGCTCTTGATTATAAAGTACAGACGTTTTATAGGAAGTTGGTATCTGTAATATAGAAGCGTTGGGAGCTTGTGTAAACTTACTATATAGATAGTCTACACTCTCCACTACACCGCTATCTCCCTTAACATAAGCAACAAACTGCTTAAAAAGTAAAGAGAATTTTCTTAAAAATAATAATCTTCTTTGTATCATTATGTTAAACTTAAGATTTCATAACTAAAATATACAGTAATTGTTCCATCTCCCCCTGTCATTGGATTTTCTGTATCTACAAACAAAACTATGTCCTTCCCTATACTCAATGAATCCAAATTACCATCCCCTCCTATATATAGCGTATCAAAATAAAAAGACCTACTCATGTCAAAAGAAACATTACCGCCTAATTCTGCTCCTAACTTCAAATCCGTAGAACTCGCCCCCGTTGGAGCCACTACGTAGGGAGTTGTTCCGTAGTTGTATATTATTGTAGCCCTTGTTACCCTTATTGCTTCTCCCGCAGGTGCTTGTGGTATTATCGTCTTTATATTTGAAAAAGTAGAAGCTAGTAGTTCCGCGGATGTTAAAGTCGCTTTTACGGTTTTTTCTTGTAAATACTCTTTAGTAACTACTACATTAGGAGGAGCTGCCTCTATCTCTGCTACAGTCATGTGTGAGTTTATAGAGCCAGTATCGTCTTTGATTAGGTCTACGCTACCATTTTCCATTTCTATTCTCTGACGAACCTCATCCCCTACTATGACCTTTAAAGCTCCAGATACAGAACTTCCCTCTTCGTGATACCCGTTTGCAGTTATTCCTGCGATATAGTCTTTGTTTGTAATAGTCTTCTCATCTGATTGAGCATCGATTTCCGCTGCAGTCATGTTTAAAATAGCTTTGCCGTTTATCTCGTCTACCTCGATAAAAGTACCTAGCAAATCTCCTATTTTTACAAGTAGGTTTCTGCCCGATTGCGTTCCGCTTTCGTTGTAACCTTCTAAAGCTCCTGTCGAGGGGTTCGCAACATCACCCTGTATTACCATCCAGTCAAGACTTAAAGCTGATGTTTTAGAGAAAGTTAACTCTAAAGTATCATACTCAACCTCACTAACTGAATTAGCCACTAACTCAGATAAAGGTATTTGTATTAATTGCCATGCTCCGTATCCATCTAAATCAAAACCATAATTTTGCAGATTTGCAGTAGATAAAGAGATACTCCAATATGCTAAAGTTGCGCTATTTATTAGTTTGAAATTTAAAGCAGATTTTAATGGGAAGCGTATATCTGGATTTATGTAAAAAATCAAACTCTCTTCAGCTACAAAAGTAATCATTGAATCTTTTTTGAAAGATAAAACGTCTGTACTTGTATAAACAGGAAACGACATCGCTACAGTTCCAACTTTTGGATCTGTGCCATCGTTTAAGTTTGCGCCTGTTGGAGTTAATACGTTATTCCATTCTGTAGGCTCTCCTGTGTTATCGTCATATATTGTGTCTGTAATAGCGTTTGGATCTATAATTTGATTAGCTGCTACGTTTACGAAAGATACCTCTACTTGATTAGATAAATCTACAGTAGGCTTGACAGGATTAGCTGAAGGAGTGCCCTCAATAACTACTACAGTTCCAGTAAAGGGCTTTGAAGTATTGTCTACCTCAATAGCTAAAACATCTATCCTATCGAAAGTAGCGTCCCCTGTGTTTAATGTAACATCGTCCGAGACGTTTATATTATAATAAACATTATTTATAACAAAAGACGTAGCCCATACATTATATATTAAAGCCGTTGTACTTCTTAAAACTACACCTCCATTAATAATAGCGTTACCTCCATACAAGTCCTCAAACGTTGGAAACCTCTTAAATTCTAGTTTGCTTGTAGGCGGTTCTGTTGTTCTGTTAACTGTAACAGAAGGAACGTAATTTTCAAAGCCTTCATAGGTTGTTTCGTTTACATCTGTAAGCCCTAGAAACTGTGCGGGGGTTTGGTCTGTAAACTCTAAACCACCACCCGAAGCGACTACTACTACCTTTCCGTCTTGTCCTACATAAGAGCCTTCTAGCACGTCTGTAAGGCTTAGGAAGTCTGTAGGATTAGCACCGCCACCGCCTAAATTCTCGGCTTTTATCCATTTAGAAGTCCCCGAAGGGTGAGCAGATATATCGCTCACATCTACGATATGTATTTTATCCTGTGAGTCAGCTACTAAAAGCTCATTTTTTTGTGGTAATCTTTGATTATTTGTTGCCATTATGTGTTAAATATAAAGTTTTTACTATCTTGGAATATGAAATTGTCTGCATTTTGGAAAATGTAATTGTAAACGTCCCCAACAATTATATTAATATCGTCTAAATCTC